ATTATATTGTTTATCATATTAGTTACTATTTAAAAATTGTGTTTTGTTTCCTTCAATCACCATCGCGGTGATACAACCATCCCTCTTGAACGATCCGGTATCAATACATACCTTGAATCCCTGATCTACGGGTTCTTCGTGTGTCGTATGACCACAGACGACAATCTTTCCCGACTTGTGGGGGTATATGTCCCCAAACCTACCCCAGAGACACAACCATTCCTCCTGATCCTCAACATCCTGTTCATGCGCCAGAAAACCATGCACAAAGATATGATTCTCCGTCTCATAGGTTAATTGAAGATCGTTGAAGAACTTGCCATGAATCCTGAACATCTTTTCCAAGGCAGCGTTTTCATAACCGCTGTTGAAAGATTCCTTATCATAAGATTGGAGACATTCCTTACCTCCGTTCAACATCCAAGACCTTCTCATGTCCATCTTGGACATTTGCCCTTGCATGGCTTTGTAGGAATCAATTGCAAAGAGTTCGTGGTTTCCCTTGAGGGTAATTACATTGTATTTCTTTTGCAATTTGATGATGAAATCAATTACACCCTTGGAGTCCTCCCCCCGATCAATGTAATCCCCCAGAAAGATGATGGTGTCTTCCTCCGTGGGTTTGATTTTCTTGAAAAGGTTCTTAAGCTTTGCCAAGCACCCATGCACATCGGATATTGCTATGATTCGTTCCATGTTTCCCCCATCATACCTTAGTTTTTAAGGATGTCAACCATTAAATAATTCCATGAGAACACTTTTGGAATCCTTCTATGACATTCAGGAATTGACCCCCACCACGAAATTGAAAGATATTGTAGGAATGGAATACATCAAGGTTTTCCGATCATCCGCCAGAGCGTCCAAGAACGATTACCAATCTGGTTCCCATTGCGGCACGGAACAACAGGCTTTGATCCGTGCTGATTTCATGATAAATGACGAGGGAAAATATAATAAATATTATTTGTATGAATTGGTTTTACGAATGGGAAGCGTTTTCCCCAAGCTTTTGCCCGATGACGGTTCCGATCATGGCTACGGTTTCGTGAAAGGGTTGGATCAATACGATTTGGCTTTCTACAAGAACACGGGAGAGGGGGACATTCGGAACGAGAACCTTTCCGTGATCATCATCAATCCCGACATCGTGGCGCAATCCAAGATGATCCGCGAATTGGATGGGGAATATCTTGCGGGAATGCAGGACGAATTGTATGCTTGACTTGTTTAAAAACTAGGCTAAGATAAAGCCATCGTGGGATTGGCAATCGGATTATCAAAAAGCAGTGACAGCAACTCAACGCCCCAAACGGCATCGAGTTCAACGATCAATAATTTTCTAAGGATTCCAAAGGAAAAGGTTTATGCCCCCAATCCAAACCCTTTCAAGTTTAAGGTTCTGAAAGAGGAAAAGTTGGAAAGGGGAATGATCCTTCTGGTGAATTACGAGGGATGCACCACTTTCAAGGGCGATAAATTATTATTATTGCGTTGCCACATCGATTTGAAATACTTTGGAAAGCTTGATCCCCACATTCTGGGAGACGGACATATCGTATGTGCGCGGTTTGAGCCGACCACGGAAGGATGGAACATGGCAAGGATGGCTGCAAATTGTCTTTAAAAACTAGAATACAATCGGAACATGAAATTTGAACCAAACCTACCGGAAACCTTTGGGTATTATTGGGTGATAAAGAAAAAATCCGAAAATCCAGAATTGAAATATTTCACACATTCCAAAAATTACAAAGACGATGAACGGAGTGTTGAGATATGGGACTGCCCCGGAATCGGGAGAACGTATCTCGATTTACAAAAAATGCCGAAGTGGATGTGGTTTCCCATTGACAAACCGGAATATCATGATTAAATATAACTTCAAACACGGAGTAGAGAAGTCTGGTCGATCTCGTCGTCCTCATAAGGCGAAGGCTACAAAAACGCGCATAAATGGTTCAAATCCTGCCTCCGTAACCAGTCAACAAAAAAACAATTGGAGGATAGCTTAGTCAGGTTAAAGCATTGGATTCATGCTCCAAAGATCGTCAGTTCAAATCTGACTCCTCCTACCAAAGCGGGTGTAGCTCAACGGTAGAGCAACTGACTTCCACTCAGAAGACGAGGTTTCGACTACCTCCACCCGCTCCAATTCAGGGATAGTATAACGGCAGTATGTCCGATTCCAAATCGGTTGGTGGGGGTTCGAAACCCTCTCCCTGTGCCACTTTCAAAATATGACACATTACATAAGAACTAAAAACAATGCAACCATTGTCGATCTTGAAGAAGGAAAATATGATTTTCAGGTCGCAATAGACATTGAAAATTACTCAAAGGGATTGCTACTGCTACCCGATGATTCGTTGAAACAGGAATTTATAAAAGATTTTTCATTCCTATCAGAACTTAGAGGGGTTTGGTTTGAAGCTATTGAACCAAACAATGATAAAACAATGCGGGAATTTATCAAGGATAGTCTCAATTTTGTTTGCGAAAGATGGGATTTGTGTTATATTACAGATTAAATTATGAACATAGGTAAAGAAATGGGGACGGATTTCAGATCACCAACAATGATTCCTGAAGAACATATTGTGTATGCATATTCCCTACCCGAAGAAATATGGGACGCAAACACAGATTTGTATGGTGATCCATTCAAGGGAATAGATTCTTGGGGAAATCCAATCAAAGAAACCATTTGGACGTTTCTTCTAAAATGTCCCCATTGTGGAACCCTGAAAATTGGAAGGTCAACGGGGGTGTGGTGTTCTTCAACCATATGTAACAAGTGTTGTAAAATATACGGAGTTCATTCCAAAGTTAAAAATTTAAAAATAGAATTATGAACACAGGAGAACCAAGTCAAGTAGTCCTTCATCGAAGGAAAAACGGCAAGCTGGAAATCGCGGAATGTGGGGAACTATATATCGGTTCTCGTGATTCCTTACAGAATATTATCAATATGTTAAACGATAATATTGATAAGCTTGCCGCTGAAAGGAAATTGGCAGATGATCTAGCCATCGAGCTATCCCGTCTCGCAAATTGGCGGGAAGTCCATGACATTGATTGCCATTACAATTCGACACCTTTAACGAATTGGGAAGCATCCCGAATGTCATGAAACTGAAATATAAAGTAGAAAAAGATGGGGATGATACAATTGTATCATTGGTTAATTCTTCCCTGAAAATCACCCCAAATATGATGGATGATGTCCAAAGACTGAATTTAGCTAAGACGTTTGACGGTAATGAAAAATTAGCGATTGAGTCAGCTAAAAATGAAATTCATTGGAGATTGACGAATAAAAACATGGGGCTACATGATTTCATGAGAATCCTATTGAATAGCTTGGGGGATGCTAGGGGTATGGGAGATATTGAACTTAAAAACGCAAAGATTCGAGAAGCGATGGAAAAGATTCAAAGTTTTTTCAATGATGACTCCAGATCCATCTATTAAATGAAATACAAAAAGCTACGAAAGAAAATCAAAACCGAAACCTCAACCTGTAAGTGGTTGAAATGGTTCAAGTGGAAAAGAACGTGTAAGGATAAGAATGAACATGAAGAAGACCGTTGAAATACAATTTGAAAAAGTTGAAGTGAAACAGGGAATCCGAAAATTGGAAGGTAATTGGACTGTTGAGATTGATCCAGAGCCGATCATCATGTATTACTATCCTACCCTATGGGAAAGAATTTGGAATCGGATTCTGAATATCTTTGGAAAGGGTAGGAAGAATTGGATATACGACGAATTATCAAATGAAATTTTAAAATATGACAATAACAGGACTACCGAAACACCTTGAGAATTATTCCCTAGCGGTTTTTGAATACTTTGCCACGGGGGATGGTATTACAACCGAAGCGGAATTGCTATCAGACCCCGAACAAAAACCAACGATTGGGTGGGAGGGATTACCAAACAACATCATACCAGCGGTAATCAATAAAAAAGAAACCTTCCACGGGAATGAATACGAATACCTTGATTGGAATCCCGAATTCAAGGCTGCGTTTCTTGAGAATTTTGGTGTTGGGGACTGGTTGAAATTCCTGAACTGTTGCGTGGAACATAAGGGGATTCTCGATCTGGTGAAGAAGGCACATTACAATTTATCATGAAATTCCACAAGATTAAAAGATTCTGGATCACCGATTTCGGATACCCCGATATTTCGTTTGGTATCCACATCTGCATGGACAAAAGGATTGACATCCACTTTCTCTGGTATATGATCAGCTTTGGTAGGGTTCCAATCTACGAAGAGAAGGGTAAGCTGTTCGCTGCCAGTAATTCCTATCACACCGGAAGATCAAAACGATTGCGGGCTGGAGTGCCTTAAAAACTAGAATACAATAGAGACATGAAAACGATAAGCGACATCGAATTGCAAATCTGGCAATTGGAACAACGAAAGAAAGAATTGGAGAAACAGGAAATTGATAACCAAGCCGAAACATGGGCAAAGGAGATTTTATCCAAAGGTTGGATTTCCGGTGAGATTGTTGATAGAATTGTGAGGACTAGGATCACCCAATTCAGATTGAACAGTGATCATATTCCCACATATAAAGATTTTCAATGGAATGGTCTTGAATTTGAATACGATTGGGATTATTGGGGAACTTGGTATAATATCAAAAAAGCTGATGATTCCGTGTTCACCATAGACGAAATCATTGAAATTGAATCTTATAATGATAAAAATAAAGATGGGATCGTAAGAACATTGCAAGATAAAAGAGAAGACCTAAAACAACAAATTGGAATTATTGACAAAATTTTCCTTGAAAAAACAAACAAATGAAATTCATTAATAACTGTGACCAACAAGCCATCAAAGCTTTGGAATATTTGGCAAGCAATCCAAAACCAACAGGCTACAATTCACCATTCAATTCTGAACATTTGATACAAATTTCACTAGAATTAAAAAAATCGCTTGAAAAAACGAACCAATCTGCTAAATAAGAATAACGACATGAGCAACGACCAAAATTATAATCAGGAGAAACCGACACCATATGGGTGGCGGCGTGAATGATTATATGGTAATTGCTACTGTTTTTCGCGCCCCATCTTTAACGAGATGGGGTTTTTTGTTTTGAGGGTGAACCAAGCTGCCAGAAAAGCTAGAGAGTGGTGAAAGACTAATATAAATGTTGAAATATATTTTATGGGTTTGTAGGTAAGTGGCTGAAACCAACGGACTTTTAATCCGTCTCCGCAAGGACATCGCAGATTCGAATTCTGCCGAACCCACCAAATCTTAGGTACTCTAATGGCAAGAGGGCAAACTGTTAATTTGTTGTAATCCGTCTCCGAGCGGTATGGTGGTTCGACCCCACCCCTAAGAGCCAATTTTCAATGCACCAGTAGGCAAATGGTAAAGCCAACCGCCTTTCACGCGGTAATTCTGAGGGTTCAAGTCCCTTCTGGTGTGCTATCGCCTCTGTAATTCAACGGTAGAATGTCTGATTTGTAATCAGGTTATGTTTTCGGTTCGATTCCGACCAGAGGCTTATTTTTCATCAAGTGGTGGCGTAATCTGGCTATCGCGCTCCCTTTGGACGGGAGAGATTGGGGATTCAAATTCCTCCCACTTGACCACGGGTGTCCTAGCATTGGAGAGCAAAGCTGACTGTAAATTAGCGGCAACATCAATAAGTCTGTGCTGGTTCGACTCCAGCGGCACCCACCAATCGCCCCATAGCTCAAAGTAGAGCAACAGATTTTGACTCTGTAGGTTCCGAACTCGAAATTCGGTGGGGCTACCATTTTTCACATTATCCCTTAAATAATAATATGATTTTCCAACTCCAAGAACTCTACGAATCCGTCCTCATCACAGAGATGAACCAAAAGGTCGTGGATTATCTCAACCAACATTCAGATGACCTACCTTTTGATCATATTTTTGGAGACAAGATGCGCGTGGCATTTCCCATTGGAACGGACATTACGGCTCAGAGTATCATGGATGACATGAAAAGAATCCAGCATTTTGACAAGGTGGATTTGAAGAAAGGGGAAGTCATTAGGAAAATCAAGCTTGATCCAAAGTATGGACAGGGAGAACACAAGGAACAGAAGATCAACATTGGCAAAGCGATTGCTGCCCTGAAAGTATCGGAAAACAAAAAGAAAAAATATCTGGATTGGTTTGCGATGTATAAGGACAATCTGGAAGCAGCTTTTGAGAAGCCGGAATTCATAGTCATTCTCTCCCGCGCTCCCATTGATGTGGTTCGCATGTCCGATCACCGCAACATATCATCCTGTCACTCCCAAGGTGGGGGATATTTTCAATGCGCCATCCAAGAAGCCATTTCGGGGGGTGCTGTTGCCTATGTAGTGCGAGAAGAGGATTTCAACGAGCTTACGGAAGAGGATTTTCAGAAGAGGGAAATATTCGTGGATTCCGATAGGGGAATATCCGGTGCTTATGGATTGCGCCCCATGTCCCGTTTGCGCGTTCGCCGTCTGGTAGATGATAATGGGGATGAGATTGCCATTCCCGATACCAAGATATATGGGGATACTACGATTCCCAATTTCTACAAATCCTTGGTGAATTACCTAAAAGGGAAGCAATCAACCACACCTGAAGATTTCCGGGGCAATTCTTATACTAAAAAAGGGGGGACATATTACGACGATGAAATCCGTGATCTGGTTGCCAATTATTTTTCGGATGAAGAGAACCAACAAGATTCATCCGATTTTAAAAGGATTGAACATGATTGGGATGATGAAAACACTGAAAACAGACATTCCCAATTGGGTCTGAAAGATGAGCTTGAGGAAATAAAAGAGCGGTATAACAACAGATTGACATATAGCAGTGTTGATTATTGGTATGATAATGATGAACAACCCATGTTCCAAGCCAATGGAACATCCACCATTGATTTAACCAAGTTCAATTTACCGGATGATGTTGAATTGGAAGTTGAAGATTACGATGTTAGTAAGGCGCGTGACGGGGAATATGATGAAGATTATGAATATTCCCAATTGTTCCAATACATATATGATGCCGCTGACATAAACATATATCGAATGATCCTAACCAACACCAGCTTGGAAATCCATTTTTCAGACGAGGAATATCATAACGATTCCGATAAATTTGGTACTTATTGTCATTATCTAAAGAATTTTGACGATAAGATCGAGGATATGTTGGATGATGAGGATGAATTATTGGAAATATTCGTGGAAGCTGGTTTTATAAAAGAAGCACCAGATGGTGATCCAAATTATTCCATGATCACCGAGTATCTGGCGGATGAAGAGGAATGGTTTGAAAATTTTGCACTGAAGGGAAATAAACCCATGAAAGCATTTAATGTAGATGCTCCAGCTAAATTATTGTTGTGGGCGACCAATACTGGTGTTGATTATCCAACAACCAACCTGAGAAATTTAACCGATATTACCGAAAAAATTATCACCAATTTGGCAATGGAAAATTTCAAACCCAAAGCTGGAGATGATCCAGCACAGCTACAATTTGATAAATTTTTTGAATCATATACCAATCCCATGGAAGGTATAGACTTTTTAATGATGGGTGTCACCACGGTATATAATTACAACAATGTGTTAGTAACTGACAATTTCAAGATAAATTTTAAAAATATGGATAATAAGAATTTCCAATTCGTGCAATTTCTGGATGAATTCTTTCCCCACATCTTAAACGCTTTGCGCTTATATTGCCTCATGGAGATTGAACACTATGAAGCGAGAGAAAATTCTTTCCGCGATACACCTTCCACGGAAAAAAGTAATTTTGAAGTTCTATCCAAAAAACACAATTACACCAATTTATATCGAGTGTATTCCAAATATCTTAAATAATAACATGGTTAGATTTCATAAATTATATCATGAATTGATGGAGAGTATCTTACCCGAAGAGGAAGATTATCCCGAAGCATTTTCATTCAACGAATTCAATTCCATTTCTTCCTATGCTGGAAAATTGAAATATGCCACGCAACATTTGAAACGATTGGGTTCCGGCTCATCCCGTGTCATATTCCAAGTTGATAATGAAAAAGTTCTCAAGGTTGCCAAAAACATCAAAGGTTTGGGACAGAACAGCGTGGAGGCAGATCGCTATCTACAGAATTATGGGGTGGTTGCCAAGGTGTTTGAAGTCGCGGAATGGATCAAGGATGAGGGGCCATTCTGGGTTGAAATGGAATTGGCTAATAAAGTATCCCCAAAAAGATTCCAAGCATTGACTGGATTATCCCATACCGAAGTTCAGGATTACCTGACATGGTGGAAATCGGAAAATCAAGGGAGGAGAGGGTGGGGACACAGTATATCCGATGAATTAAAAGAAAAGGTTCAAGAGAACGAATGGTTCCAAGATTTAAATTCTTTGATTATGGATTATGATATGGAATATCCCGGAGATTTTGGTCGGGTGAATTCCTATGGAGAAGTTCTTAGAGATGATCAACCATCCATCGTATTGGTGGATTTCGGATTATCCCGAAGTGTGTGGTATGATTATTACAGACGAAGTTAATCCTTGTGTATCTTTTCCAACTTGGAGTAATAAACAGGGTCTTCGTCCAAATGATTTCCGACGATTCTTTTAACCAACTTCTTACCTAATTTGGTTTTACGTTTGGATGGTGTCACATGCTCTTGTTCCACTTTCTCACCTTTGGACATCTCCGATTTTGATTGATCGGATTTCTCAACTTTCTTGAGATAGTCATCGAAAAAATCTGTGAACTTTTTCATAATATTATTTATATTTCGTGTTGTAGGGGTTGATCGGATGTGATCCGGTGTTTCTTACCCTCATCATCCAAATAGATAACGGGATCAACCACGAAGATATTCCCATCGTCATCCATCAGCACATTCTCATCGTGCATATCTTCCACACGAATTCCCTTCTCCGCATTATAATAATCATGCTGGGTTCCCTTTATCTTGGTGTATCCCAATTTATTCATTAACTCCTCCACATCCACTTCCGTTGCTCCTTTAGTGGCACGGACATGAGGTTGGGAGATGATCGGCTGGAGTTCCCCATCATTGATCACAAACCCTTCCAGACTATACGGCGATTCAGGGAATGAAGCATTGTGCAAGACAAGTCTGTAAAAGAATTCCAAATAGGTGGTGTGGTAAGATAAGTTATTTCTCTTGAACCATCTCTGGGATTCCTCATCAAAATAAACATTGTTTTCCGCTTCCCCTTTTCGACCCTGTTCATTCCACTTGCTGTCAAATTCGTTGTTATCCATCATCAGACCAACTTTCTCGGCCCAATGTGTCAACCATTTCTCTTCCACGGGTTTGACCCGTTTCGCCATTACATTTCTACCAGCGACCTTTTTCTTGTATTCTTTCTCCGCTGTGAACTCTGGGATCGAATCATCTCGTATTGATTCATGGCTTCTGTAAGCGACAGCGGTGGCAGCTTTGAGTTTCTTTCCACCTCTTCCAGAATAGCCTTGTTCCGCTCCAGATGGGATTCTGTCAGGAGTGTATTGTGTTTGTTTTTCATAAATTATTTTTAGAAAATTTTCAAGATTTATCAAATCTTTCTGTGGGATGGTTCTCATCATATTTATTTAACAATTCAATTGCTCGTTCATCACAAGAACGACCCCATAATATCTCACTTTCCAAATATTGGAAATAGATGAAACGATCATATGTCATTTTATCAGCGTAATTCTTTTCATAAAAGTGCCTACGACCCCTCTCTCTAAAGGCAGCACGTTCCAATTTCTCCCACCAATCTTTGGGTAGATTTTTTGATAATTCTTCAAGTGTCATATTATTCTCTTTTGGAGAAAGGTAGAGTCCATTGATACAGAGTCCTTTCTTTACTACCACCTCTCCACAGGGAACATGTGTTGTATCCTTCCATTAGGATCGCCCGTCGCCATCTGAAAAGTTCTGGATATGATGGGTCGGATACTTTACGATCATCTTTCCATTCTCCAAGAAGTTCTTCCTTTGTTTTCACTCCCCCACATTACCATAATCCAGATATTTGTCAAGTGCCATCGTCAGATAATCTGCAAACCAGCAGATCGCGGATGCATAGAATCCCCAAAGCGGAATCTCCCAAACATGCTCAGACCAAACCGATCCGAAGAAACACCCAACCCAAAATCCCATGCACATGCAGCATTTGAGGAGCTTTTCAAAGAAATCCCACTGTCTGAGAAAGACACGGATAGGCTCAAGGATTGATCCGTATTTCAGGATCAAACAACAGCCAATCAAAACGAATGATTGAAACCAGAGGCTCATCCGAGGATCAATTTTTGGGCATCAATCGTTTTCACCCCATCGGAAATAAGAAGGGCTTCTTCCTTGCGGACTACAATACGGTTCCCGTTATCATCCACAATCTCCACCATTCCATCGGCAAGCTCGGTGACGATGGGGCAGTTACGACCCTTGCAGCACAATTTCACACTATTATTTTTCAGAATTTTAATCATAACTTTATTACTTATTCAAACAATTCTTCAAGTCTAGTCTTTTCTCTTGGAATATGAATGTGGATTTTCAAACCTTTTTTCTTAGCATAATCTATCATGTGTTTACTACCCTTGGACTCCCCATCCCATACAGCTACGAGAGCATCAGCATAGTCACCCATTTCCTCATTTCTTATGATACCAGCAACAATACCATATCGTTTCCAATTAGCTGGAAATTCCTTGATCGGGATATCGTTCTCCCTTGCCCATTGTTCCCCCATGGTATCCACACCACGGGCTTTGCCGGATACGATTTCTATGGGTGTCCATGGACATGTTTCCATGGCTTTAAGCACATCATCGTAATGGATACCTTCGCGGCTCCCAGCCATTATCGTTCTCATATCAATATCCCCAAGCTTTCAGTGTATGCTCAAACGGATTACCTTCAATGTTTTCAACCAGATCAAGCATTTGTTGACTGATTTCCCTTGTTTCTTGTTGAGTATCGCTTTTCAGTCGCAATTTCCACATATGAATGAATGCCAACAACGATCCAGTCCAGATAAATTGTGTCTCCAAACAAAGAGGAAGAATGACTCTGGCTTGTTCTTTGGCGACTCCAGCATCACACAATTCCGCATACAATTTCTTCCCCCATTCAATATGAGCATCCATTTTATCAATCAGATCGGGTCTGTCCAACAACCCATCACTCCCTTGTTTAGATGAAGACGATTGCTGTCTAAGTTCCTTGACATGATAATAATTATCGGAGAAATCCACATATCTTCCACTAATGCTATTGGCTGATAACCCTACCTGATGTTTGAAAAGCTGTCGTTCCACAAAGATAGGACATTCAATTCTGAATTGTAATTGGGGATGTCGAAAAGGTGCGGTGTGTTTATGCTCCACTAAATACTTGATCAGCTTTTCATCTTTATCATCCAAAATATCTTTATTTTTCCCAAAAGAAACTCTAGCTGCATTGACGATCATTAAATCGTCCCCAAAGTGTGAAATAAGTTCTGCTTTCATTCCATTAGTATAATAAAATATTTCCAAATGTCAAGATAAATATTATTGTGACCACCGTTAATAAAAACACCTTTCCCGACACAATATATCTTAAAGATTTGGGTATCCATAAAGGGACTCGAAAATTTGAGTTGGGGGATAACTTTCGCTGTTTTTACAAAAATCATCTAATCACAGTCAAAAAAGGATTCATTACGGATGGAATCAGTTCCCCAAAATTTGCTTGGCCTATCGTTGGACCATTCGGAGGAGCATTTCCAGCAGCATTGGTGCATGATTGGTGTTTCTCCCCCTTCAATCATAAATTCACTTGGAAGGAATCCAATTGGATGTTTTTGGAATTGATGAAAGAGGCGGGAGTCTCCCTCCCCATGAGATGGACAATCTATTCCGCCGTTGCTTTGGGTTCTTACCCAATTTGGAAAAAGAGATTTGAAAAATATGGTCTGGACTAAGTATTTTTATGAATAGCGATGAAATTAAAAAAATGCAGAAAAAAATCGGAACCACTGTTGATGGATTTTGGGGGCCGAAATCACAAGCCGCTTGTAAAACATATTTGCGTTCTCTTATGCCAAAGAATAACCCATGGCCGAAAAGTGATCAAGCATCCCTAACTAAATTTTACGGAAAAGCTGGAGATGAATCAAATCTTGTGATGATCAACTTCCCATATCCCATGTATTACGATGGTAAATTGGTTACTAAAACCCGCGTCAATAAAAAATGTGCTGATTCTTTGTTGAGAGTGCTTAACAATATTAAAAATATAATTCCAAAATATCCAGATATTAAAGACGAAGCTGAAGATTATGGCGGGGTGTTTAATTTCCGCCTGAAACGTGGTGGTTCGTCCTATTCCCTACATGCCTATGGTGCCGCCATTGATTTGGATGCGGATGATAATACTTTCCGTGATAGCTGGCCGATGAAAGCCGACATGCCATTGGAGATTATGGAAGAATTTGCAAAAGAAGGATGGGTTTCTGCTGGTGCTTTTTGGGGATACGATGCCATGCACCACGAAGCGGTGAACCGATAATTATTCGTATCCCAGCTTTTTCAGAAACCGCGACACGGGATCAACCGCAACCTCCCCCAAATGCGCCAGATATTGGCGATCATCTTTCAGGGATTTCACCATAACTTTCCCGTTTTTTTCAACGTATTTTACAAATCCTTTTTTCACAGCATCGTCCAAAAGTTCAAACAAACGGCGAGTTTTCCCGTGTTTGGCAATCTCTTCGATGATTTCTCCCACCATCTCTTCCAAAATTTCCCGATCCTTGTTCATGCCAATTTTTCCTTTAATTTACCAAATGCCAATCTCACGGCATTATTTATCGGAGAATCCCCGACATATTCCGATTCCAATTCTTGAATAATTTTAAAAATTCCCACGGCTTCCTCCTCCTGTTCCCCATAGACATTGGTAGTCATCAGAGGTGGTGCCATTCCGATTGTCTGCTTATTATAAGATAATTTTGTTCCTGCTTCATCGGGAATCGTTTGTTTGGGAACCCTTTGAGGAGGGTTGAAACCCGATTGGTATTCCAAAATAATATCGGAATAGATGTTTGTTAATTCTTTATCCACATTCTTATTTAATTTGCGAACCCAGATTTCCGTGTTAAGTATTATTCATGAAGTGGCGTTACCGAAATGAAGAAGAGAAAGAAAATACAAATGCATTTCAAATGCCTCAAATTATCATCAATTCTTCAGATAATGAGGAAAATCAATCACCACAAGGTATTCGGGTTATCAATAATAAAATTTTATTTTATGCTGATGTTGAAGAAGGGGCGATGTTGGAACTGAATCGGGTTCTTTTGGAAACGGATTTGAAGCTCCAGAGTGTTGCCCTTGGTTTAGATGGTGCATACGATCCGATTATCAATCTTCATTTGAATACCTTCGGCGGTAGCATATTTGCCGCGTTCTCCACCGTGGATACCATCCGTAGGTTGAAATCCAAGGTCTATACCCACATTGATGGGAGTGTAGCAAGTGCGGGAACTTTGGTTTCCGCCATTGGTCATAAGAGATATATGGGGCAACATGCCCATCTTCTGATTCATCAATTGAGTTCCGGTGTATATGGAAAGTTCTCGGAAATGGAGGATGAGATTTTCAATTGCACCAACCTGATGAAACTCTTAAAAGATTTCTATAAAAAGAATACGAAATTACCAATGAAAAAATTGGACGAGCTTTTGAAGAGGGACATCTGGCTCAATGCGGAGGAATGCCTACAATACGGAATCGTTGATGAGATCATTTAAAGCTTGATTTTTGGAATCTCCGTGCCATTATTTAGCACAGCGAACAACCAAAATTCAAAACGATAATCAGCGAAAACGAGAGATAAATAATCAGGCACTATGAGCATTTTTGACGAACAGATAAGCAGGAAACCAAACAAATACCCTTGGACAGAACAATTCATTGAAGCCATGCACAATGGCTTTTGGACTGATAAGGAGTTCTCTTTTAAGAGTGATCTACATCAGTTCAAGACTCAACTCACGGATCAGGAGCGGGAAATCATCGTGAGAACATTATCTGCTATCGGACAGATTGAGGTTGCTGTAAAAACATTTTGGGCAAAGCTCGGGGATAACCTTCCCCACCCATCCCTATCTGATTTGGGATTTGTAATGGCTAACGTGGAGGTGATCCATAACAATGCATATGAACGTCTGTTAGATGTGTTGGGACTAAACGATGTATTTGAAGAAAACCTCAAATTGGATTGGATTCAGGGGCGCGTGAAGTATCTTAAAAAATATACCCATCGTTTCTACAAGGATTCCAAGAAACAATATCTTTATGCGTTGATTCTTTTTACATTATTCGTAGAGAGAGTTTCATTATTTTCTCAATTTTATATTATTAATTGGTTTGGAAGATTTAAAAATGTTTTAAAAGATACCGATCAACAAGTGCGTTACACGAGAAATGAAGAACTCATACACGCACTTGTCGGAATCAAGTTGATTAACACCATCAGGGAAGAAATGCCAGAACTATTTGATGAAGAATTGGAAGAGAGAATTGCACATGAAATGGAACAATCTTTTATATCAGAAAGTAAAATCATTGATTGGGCTGTGAATGGTATGGAAGAGGAAAATCTCTCCGCACCAATTTTAAAAGAATTGGTTAAATCCACCCTAAATGATTGTGCTGAACAAATAGGATTTAAAAAAGTATTTACTATAGACCAAGAGTTGATTGAAAAAACTATGTGGTTTGAAGAAGAATTGATGGGATCAAATATGACAGATTTTTTTCACGCAAAAAGTGTTGAGTATTCTAAAAATAGCCAATGTTACGAAGAAGACGAATTATTTTAATTATATGACAAGAGAAGATTATTACTGGTTGAACGAGGACTCCATCAAATTTTTGGAGAGAGGATATTTAAAAGAAGGGCAAACCGCTCTTGAAAGGATTGAGGAAATTTCAAAAACAGCGGAAAAGATACTTGGTATCAAAGGATTCGCTAAGAAATTCCAAGGTTATATGGCAAAAGGTTATTACAGCCTTGCCACTCCTGTTTGGATGAATTTCGGAAACAAGCGTGGTAATCCCATCTCCTGTTTCAATAGTTATGTTGGGGATAGTATTGAAAATTTCCTGATCAAACAGGCTGAAGTTGGTATGATGACAAAAGTGGGAGGGGGAACCTCTGGATACTTTGGTGATATTCGTCCCCGTGGTTCCAAGATTTCAACGGGGGGTGTTGCGGAAGGTGCCGTTCGCTGTATGGAATTGTTTGATACTGTTACAAGCATTGTGAGTCAGGGTAGCGCACGTAGGGGAAGCTTTGCCGCATATCTTCCCATTGATCATGATGACTTCGATGAATTTATGAAAATTCGTTCGGAAGGACACCCAATTCAAGATATGTCGATTGGTGTCTGTGTATCCGATGAATGGATGAAATCCATGCTTGAGGGAGATAAGGAAAAAAGACGTAGGTGGGGAGCAATTATCAAGAAGCGCACGGAAACGGGTTATCCATATGTGTTTTTCACAGATAACGCGAATAATAATAAACCACAAGTTTACAAGGATAAGGGCTATGATATCAAATCAAGTAATCTTTGTTCTGAAATCTTTCTCCCATCATCCGCCGATGAATCTTTTGTTTGTTGTCTCTCATCCCTAAATTTGCTTTGGTGGGAAGAAATTAAAGATACGGATGCTGTTGAGACTATGGTGATGTTTCTTGATGCGGTGATGAGCGAATTCATTGAAAAAAATGCTGATAGCAATCTGATGAAAGCTGCATATAATTTCGCAAAAAATCATAGAGCATTGGGAATGGGTGTTCTTGGATACCATAGTTATCTTCAATCCAAAATGATCGCTTGGGAAAGCATGGATGCTCATTTTGAGAATCTTGAAATTTTCTCAGAGATTCGTAAACGTGCTGACAAGGCAACCGAAGAATTGGCTCAAATGTTTGGAGAGCCGGAAGTCCTAAAAGGTTATGGTCGTCGGAATACCACCACATTAGCAGTTGCTCCGACAACAAGTTCAGCATTTATTCTTGGACAAGTTTCCCCATCCATTGAACCTCTCAATTCCAATTACTTCGTGAAGAATTTGGCTAAAGGCAAGTTCACATACAAGAATCCCCATCTCATCGAATTGTTGAAATCCAAAGATAAAAATACAAAAGATGTTTGGAAAGATATTTTATCTCACGGTGGAAGTGTTCAACATCTGGATTTCTTAACTCAAGAAGAGAGAGATATATTCAAGACATTTGCTGAGATTTCTCAGAAAGAAATCATAGTCCAAGCAGCACAGCGGGGCAATTATATTGATCAGGGACAATCCTTAAATGTCATGATTCCAGCGGGAACCAAACCAAAGGAAATTAATCAGCTTATGATTTTCGCTTGGGAGCAAGGGATCAAATCTCTCTACTATCAGAGAAGTTCCAATCCTTCCCAAGATTTGGCAAGATCAATTATGAATTGTAAATCCTGTGAGGGATAATCACGATGAAATTATATAGAAGTGGAAAAAACAACCACATGGGATGGTTTTACGAAGGTAGCGAATTGTGTATGATTATACCAACATCACATAATCAAAAATATACAGATGAAGAATATTTTCGGAAAGTGTGGGATATCCAATTAGGGAGATTTCAAACAATTCAAGAATTTTGGGAAAAGTCTTTATTTTTCTGGATCAACCCTTCTGCGGTTCCTTCTTCTCATGCATCTGAGGATACGCTTGGGCAACCGAGTTGTGGACATTGATACCATTCTTATGGGCATCCTTGCGAACATCCTCATTGGCTTCCATGAGCTTCAGCGGTAAGTTGTTGAAGTGGTGGCTATGGGGATATGTTACAATCAGATCATCAGCGGCTCTGGCATACACTGGATAAAAGGCTCCCGCTATCTCACACTCCCCGATAAACAGGCTGCGATTCGTTGTTGTGGCGAACCTACCGGACACCAGTGTATTTTCCGTCTGTTGCACCTCCAGAGGGGCTGTAACACCTTGTAGGTAGGTCTGACCCTCCACGGCAAGACCCCCTCCTACAATTAAATTATTTTTAACACCAAGGGATGATTCCACGTAAACCTGTCTGTTCGTGCGGAGAACGATGGTTTTCATGGATTGCAACTCAATTGCATTTTCTGATCCAATGTGAACGCCATGGGAAGCATTGATATTTATTTTTTTGAATCCGGCTTTTAGGGTTGCTCCCCCCAATTCCGTGGCTCCGGTGGTCTTCAGGGAAATGCCGCCCGAACCCACGATCCGATTGTAAGAATTACCCACGATCTTGGTGTCCTGCCCACATGGGAAATTGGAAGAATTATCTATCTCCTCCACATGGGGGATATAATCATGGTTCTTATACACACCAGTATCCCCCACAAGCATCTCAAAAGGTTGGCTTCTCCCTTTCTCATCAATACGAACCGATGGATAATCGTTAAAAACAGCCCCCACCGTTTCAATCTTGTTTCTCTTGACGATGATATGTTCATCTCCCCCATCTCCCATCTTCTCCTCAATGGGGGTGAGTTGTTCCTGAATTTCCAATACAGCATCAGCAATATTCTGTGCTTCCTCTTCCGACTCCCATTCCCCGTTTTCAGTAGCTGCCGATTTCTTCACACCAAATTCCAAAACACCGGGAGCTTTTGATCCTTGTTGACCCGCACTCTTGGAAATATCCTCTTCCTTTATATCTTTATTGCTCGCGGGTTTGGTCTTACCGTGATCGGGAACGGGTGAGTAATCGGTTACTTCATCAATGGATGATAATCTTTTGGGTAATTTAACATATCCATTGAACTTGTTCTCCACCACATAGACCTTGGAACCGATTACTGGATTGTCGGCGCGTTCTCCCTTCAAATCAGTATTGACACCATTTGGCCCAGATACTCCTCCCCGCTTGATCTTGAATTTGGAATTTACTAACGCAACCGAATTAAAAGTGTCTTTCCATTGCTGGAACGCTTCAATCTCATCATCCTTCAGGAATCCTTTGAAATCATATCGGGTATTTCCCACACGATTGGTTTGGACACCTTTTACGAATTTATTATCGTCGTTGAGAACAGTCTCAAAATTATCATTGATAACATGGGTTTGCTTATTGTTGGTGGCAAGCTCTGAATTAACCAGATTGTTTAATAATATATTACTACCCGATCTTTGGGAAAGCTGAACACTCTCCTGATCGGTTGTGTTTGTGATCACCAAAGAGCCACCCCTTTGATTAAAAACCGTTCTATTTCTATAAATCTTACTCATCAGTTTTCAAAATCATTTGGATAATAAGGGGAAACCTTGTTATCATTATCGGTTCTATTTATCAGTGTCAGGCTTCGGAAATCCTGTGACACTCCAAAGTAAATGGGAAAATTCAAATCTCCCAGATAATGGAACACCCAAACCTTGGAACCCACTTCCGGTATGCCGAACATTCCTTTGGATTTGTTGGTAAAATTATTTGATTTATATCCAAACGCATATGGATTGCATTTGACGGAAAAAACATCCAGAGGGGTTGCAAACGCATCGGATACCATGGTGGATTTGTTTTCATATAAAAATGAGGGGGAGAACGATCCTCCACTCAGAGTTGGGACTTCTGTATTATTATCTTCATATGTCTCAGAATAATTACTGTCCGTTATAACAGCCAAACCATCCCCATCCTGTTTGAAGTATCGCCCATTGCCGGATTCCCCCATCAGAGGGTAACATGGTTCTGCCCATGGAATATGTTTCGCAATCTCCTCATAAATCTTTATATCAACCCAAGTATCCTCGGGATTATTGAGTCCGGGTCTTTGGATATTCATTTCCTCATATTTCTCAAACCATTCGTCAAAGGGTTGGTTTGATAATTCGGGGATGAATATCTTAACCCGATTCATCTTGAGGGGATCGTTGTTCTTGACCACGATTCCACGGTAGAACGATTCGTCGTTCCTTCTCGCTTCATTACCTTGTCCGCTGCCTCTGATGAACATTTATAATACTTAATGAAGCATCTTACATGACCAACATCAAGGGAGGGTCCATATTTCCGAAACCACCTTCAATCAGGAAATTTTCAAGTTCTTTCTTCTCTTCCAAACCTTCCGACAAGACCGAATCGCCGTTGATGGTTCCACCCCCCGGTAAATTAATTCCGTTTATCTTAGTAAGTATCCGACCCCACATAATCTTGGACATGGCGGTTGCGTATTCCAGAATCCATTTCTCCTTCACCAAATCCCTCAATGGTCTTTCCACATAACATGTGAGTAATCCATAGAATTGTGTGTTCTTCGGTTGGGGAATTAAACGGAGATATTGCGTTCTTGCATCAAAATAAATATCCCTGCGAGTGGCAAATACCTTTTCACGGGTATCGATCCAATCCTTGACCGTGTGCCAAGAAAGGATATCAAATCCATAGTTACCCAGAGAATAAGCATGGTAACTTTGTTGAGCCATGGTTTGCTCGACGGAGAACAATGTGTTGACACCTGTGGAAGAACCCTCCTCAAAGGCAATCACATCAACCACCTTTCGGTAATCCATAACATCGTAATCAAACATATTATTGAATGTGTTCACATCATCCTGTTGTTCACACTGTATCGTGAACGGCTTTCGGTAAGATTGTTGGAAGAGAACGCCCAAACCAGCATTGAATCCCACCAACAGATCATATGTGGTTTGATCGATGATTTGCATGGATGTGATACCATCAGAAGGAACCACGCCACTCAACGCTGACGATGATGTGAAATATGAGCTTGGAATCGTTGAAAGGGAAACATATAAGGGGGTGGGGAGTGTTACTTCGTAATCCGGTTGTGGACCAGTCCTTTTATCATTAAGCTTTTCCGATGGTGTATATCCCGAATTTGCTACGGTGAAAAGGTGATCTAAGCGCAATCCTTTATTACCCTCGTATAATCGGCTGTCAAAAAGGAGATATTCTTTGGTATAACCACTATATACGGTGAAAAAATCAACCGCCATTGATATGGCTTCATATAACTGATCGTAATGCAATTCCACATTAATCATCGGATGCCCCAAAGTTCTTAAAATTCGCTCCCCCAAACGTTGGTAACACTCAATCTTGGAATTGAGGTTGGTGGACATGAAAGCGGAAATCGGTTCAACTTGGCAAAGACTCATATTCTTATTTAATGTGTTAAGTATTATCATGTCCTTTGAATCAAACAATGGTTCCGTTTATTACGAATTATCCTGCGGTGTCCCCACCGTTTCGGGTTGGAATGTTAATACAAACAACGGTTCTAAGTATTATCACCTATCAGCCAACGATTTCATTCTTTGGGGTCAAGACACGACATATATCCACCCATCGTCTAATAATGGTAGCCAATTCTACTTCTATGAATGTGAAGTTCCCACTGTTATTGGTTGGGATGCCGAAGAAAACAATGGGACAAAATATTATTATAATTCGGCGTTCAACTGTGTGAGCTTTTGTGATTAATTATCCTAAATAATGTTATGGATTTTTACGATTTATTACAAAAACATGCCAATTTCGTCACCATTATCATTGGTGCGTTGGGTATGCTTGGCTTGACTTGGAAACAGGTCACAACTTTTATAATTAAAAAATACAAGGCACACAAGGAATATATTAAATCTCGGAATTCCATACCAGAATCTTTAAAAAATATTCAAGGAACTGTGTCGGATATCGACATCCGATTGAAAAATGTTGAGTATGAAATCTCCCCAAATGGTGGGGGTTCCATGAAAGATTCCGTGAAAATAATCAAAGCGGAAATAGAAGCAATGTTCTGGCTCAATCCCAAACCATCATTTCGAACCACTTCAAAGGGTTTGAATATCATGGTAAATGAGGCTTATTGTAATCTGTGTGGGACATCATCCGAAGAGTTACTTCGTCTGAATTGGAAAAATTTCGTGGAAGACGAACATCAACTTGATGATTATGTTCGTAGATGGGAGGATTCAATTGATGTTTTTTCTCAATTCTCTGGTAAATTAAAATTTAAAAATGCCAAAGAAGAATTTATGGGAGAATGGATTGTTCGGGTTCGTCCTCTGGGACCAATCGATAATGGTAACGATTATTTGTGGCATGGGACGATTTACCCCTTTGATCAGAAATCAAAGGAATATGCCAAGACTTATGGTATTCCTTTGAGTTAATTATTCTATATCAGAAATATCTAAAACCTTCAAGGATTGCTTGGTCAAAATTGCAGCAACAATTCGATGATAACCATCCAAAGCAGTATTATTATCAATTACAATTGGGTTCTCATGTAATTCATTACGATTTTTCTTGTAATGGTTCACAATTTGCTTTTGATCTCTACCGGCAAAATCTTTATATGCTTGGAATACCGTGGTATCATCTTTGTATGTTGTCAATTTCAACAATTGATCTGGCGATAATGTTTTGATCGGAATTTGAATGTCTCCCATTTCAGGATCAACAGCATTGTAAAGTGCCTCACTTTCGGGTATATCATATTCAATATCACCGTAAATATCGTTTAGGGACATGGTATTATTACCCATGCTTTCATAAAGCATTGTGATATTTTTAAAGTCGTGGGAAGTCATGATATTATTTAATTTGATAGTGATTTATTACAATTTTTTCTTTCCAATTCGATCCGTTTTAGTTAAATACTAATGTGAAAACAAAGAAGTGCAAAAGATGTGAGTTGGAATTACCAAAAGAATCATTCAACAGGTGTAAAAAAATTACAGATGGGTTGCAAACAAATTGCATATCATGTTCTAGAATATTAAACAAGGAATGGAGATTAAAAAATAAAGATCGTCACGATGCTTATATGAAAAAATATAGAGAAAATAATCGTGATATCTGCAATGAAAGAGGTAAAAAATATAGGGAAAAGAATTTAGAAAAAGAATTGTTACGATCTAAAAATTATAAATTAAACAATCCAGTGATTAGACAATTGAGTAGTAATAAAAGATCGGCCAGTAAAGTTAATTCATATCACAAAGATCACGATCCAAAAATTGAAGCGGTTTTGATAGAAATGAGATTAAGACTTCAAAAATGTTTAGGTATTAAATTTCTATTACATAAAATAATACCTATGACCAAAGGTGGATATCATCACCATCAAAATATTCAGGTTATTCCCAAATCATTAGAAGCTATTGCAAATAAATTGTGTAAAACTGATCAACCAATATTAAAATCGTGGAGAGACGTTCCAACCTTTCTACATACACGAGCATTAGACATTGAAGAGGTTAAAATGGAAATGAATGATACTAAGAAATGTTATTCGTGTTGTAGCGTCTTACCAATTGAAAATTTTTACATTTTAAATAAAAAATATAAAAACAGGTCATCATATTGTGATAAATGTTCTTCTGAAAATTACAAAAATTATTCACTACAATACCCGGAAAAAAGAAAGCAAAGACAGAAAAATTATTGTATCAATAATAGAAATAAAGTTAATTTACATAGTAGTAAAAGGAGAGCGTTGAAGAAAAATGCAACTCATCCAGACCATGATCAGAACATTGAAAAAACATATGTTGATATGCGAATAAGATTGGAAAATTGTTTAGGTATCAAATATAATGTTGATCATATCTTACCTCTAACCAAAGGTGGTTATCATCACCATGGAAATCTCCAAACAATACCGGAATCTATTAATGATAGCAAGAGAGCTAATCTAAAATTTAGACACCCATCTCTGGTTCATTGGACGGAGCTTCCGGGGTTTCTGCTTGATCGGGTTCCACCCCAATGTCATCACCTCCAATAGCGGCTGGGCCTCCTCCGAAATCTGGCACGCCGCCGCTTCCACTGGAACCGCCACCAAGACCACCCATATCACCACCTTCTCCACCTTCAGCTTGTTGAGCTAAAAGATTGCGCCACTCGGGGCCTGATGACCGAATTTGCTCAATTTCAAACATATGTTCCGCTTCCACCTTCTTGAAGTGTAGGTTGGCAAGGATATCGGAATCCTTCCAATCCAGATATTTCTTCATGGCATAGATCGTGGAAACCATTTCATTGCCCGTAATATTATTGAAAGTCTCGATCTTGAGGTTGAGCTTCTGACTCTCCCGCATGTCATAGAAATTCGTGGGAACATTGAATTCCACACGGATATTGTCATCGAACAAATCCCATTCATCAAACATGTCCTTGAACTTGAGATGTGTGATAAACGCTCTCTTGATACCTTGGGCAAAACGTTGTTGCTGACGGATGATCATCTTGGCGAACTTCAGTTCTTCCCGAAGCATCTCCGTTCCATCGTTATAACCCGTCTCATCATTCAAACGGGAAGTTGGTGTTTTGAGGGAGCGATAGAGTTTCTTGATGAACCAATCTAGAACATCCATGTTACCATCAGACATTTGACCCCCGAATGTTTCGACAGTCGTTGCTTCCATTCCCTGTCTCTTGGCGAACCAGAACGAATCAAGAGTTGATTGGGGTGCGTATTTCTTGACAATATCCCCTTGGTCGATGTCAAAGGTTTTGGTTGACCAGTATTGGCTCTGTAGCTTGCGTAGATAGGCTTCAGCTTGAGGAACAGGTAATCTACCCACATCCACATTGAAGAGGAAGCGTAGGGGAGCGTGAACCATTCTGTGGATCACCACAGAATCCTCAATCATGGAAAGCTGTCTGTAAGCTCTGCGGCAATTCTCAATGAAAGGGATGATGAAATCCTTGGTTTCGTTGTATTGCCCACTATTCACATAGAGGACTTGGTTTTGCTCAAAGGGAATGTATTCGTAGCGTTCCACCTTTTTATTATCAACAGTGGAGAAAATCGGCTTTTTGTAAATGAACGCTTTGATCTGCATCGTTTGTATATTGTCATATACAGGATCAAATTGTTCAGCAGGAAGGTTCTTGATGGCGACAACCCCTTGTTTAATATAATCCTCTTTTAAAATCAATTCGAAAAACAGTTCCCCCTCGATCATGAGTTGGCGAAAATAATTCCAACCATTGTCTTCCAGTTCCATCATAGCGACGAAACGGGAGAATTCCTTCTCAATCTCTTCCTTCTTTTCCGATTCCAGATCGGTGTTGCGGATTTCCAGAGTTACAATCTCTCCGTTCTCATCAACATTGATTGTCTCATCACAAATCTCATCCAGAGCATCCGCAACTTCGGAGTAAGCGGCAATCATGCGATAGTCCCGCAAACGTCCGGGTTTTTCCTCCGAAGCTTGGGAATACATCAAATCCGTAAAGGACTTGTCTTGGTAGATGGCGGAAAATGCCGTGTTGTTCCAGTCGTTATTGAGAGCTACGGAATTGCGAGCAATCGCTTCAGGTCTGCGTAACCCAATTTTTTGGAAATATTTATATTTTGTATTCTTCGCTTCGTCAGGAGTTTTCTCAATGAAATTCCCACGATTCTTCAAATAGGATTGCATGTTCCTATCAAAAGTGGAACCCTTACCATCGCTCCCTTGATATTGTTTGTTTGAAGATGGTGTTGTTGAACTTCCTATTCCCGCCATATTTATTATTTAGGGGGAATCTTCATTAATTCAATTAAATATCCGACACATCTAATACTTTCAAAGATTGTTGGGTCAAAATCGCCGCAATGATTCGATGATATCCATCCAAAGCGGTATTATTATCAATGACTATTGGATTTTCGTGTAATTCATTACGATTTTTCTTGTAATGGTTCACGATTTGTTTCTGTTCTCTATCGGCAAAATCTTTATATGCTTGGAATACCGTAGTATCATCTTGATATGTCGTCAATTTCAACAATTGATCTGGTGATAACGTTTTAATTGGAATTTGAATATCCCCCATCTCAGGATCAATAGCACTATAAAGTGCCTCACTTTCAGGTATATCATATTCAATATCTCCATAAATATCATTTAAGGACATGGTATCATTACCCATGCTTTCATAAATCAATCCCAAATCTTTGAAACAATTAGACATTAAAATATTTAATAGGAAGCAACCCACCCAGCTTCATTTGCCGTCACAAAAACCATATTACCCGACAAATCAGCAAAATAATTGGAACTTAGTGACACCGTGACAATATTATCATTCACCGTGGTAATCACATTCTCTGGCAACAGATAGGCGGAAATCGTGGGAAATTTATCAGTGTCAATCTCCGTATATACCAATTCAGGAATATCATAAGCACCGGACAGATACCACGTATTATTATAATTAAATCGCTTTCCATAGAATTGGAAGTTCCTGTCGTTCAGTTCCGTGACAACCAGAGAATCCCCTTGGTGAATGCCATTGACGAAATAATTGGTGAATTCGGGGTATGCGCTGATTGATACACTATCTGTCTGAACTCCTTCTGCGCTGATCACATCAAAGAGATTGTAATCACAGAATCGATTGCTAACAGGAAGAGCGTGAAAATCAGCATTAATGACATAGATTGGCTTCTGATTTTGATTATGATCCTTGAACAACCAACCCTTGATTACGAAAGTATTGGAAGCGGAAATGCGCCATTTCACATCAGGAGACAAGTCTTTGGGATTTTCATAGGAGAAATCTCCCGTCATCTGTATCTCCGAACGAATCTCATCAATGAAGGGGAGATTGAATTTCTCAGGAATTTTCCAAGAAACCATGATGTATGGGTTGCATTGGGTGACAATGTTCTGGATGATCTGATCCAAATCCTCCTTGAAATAGCAGATGATATTCACATCCACCGTAATATTGACGGGGATTGGCTGGGGGATTTTAGCCAATCGGTTGGTGGAATCCAACTGTTTCCTATAAATGAACTGGTCTTTGTTGTGAATACGGGATGGATCACGCGCCAGTCCGGTCTGTTCAATCGTCACCACTGGTAAGGTGAGCGTCTTGGCTCGGTCGCTCAGATCATGGAGAACGCGATGTTTCGACCCATTGACATAGCGAACCTCAATCTTTTCCTTGGCTTGCCTTGTGCGAGCGTCATAACGATATACAAAAGCGTCATCAAACGCTGCTACGAACAGGTTGAGGAGTTGGGAATTTTCAAAGAAATAATTGTAATCCAGCATATCGTTATAGGATTACTTAATCATTATACATTATTCATCATCCCCAAAAAACAGATTCCAAACTTTTTCAGGTGGTAGCTTTGCTATATCAGGCGCAATGGCGTTTAGAGCGTCCCAAGCCCAAGCTCGGTGCTTATTAGTGTATTCTGGAAATCTTTGAATTGATAACAATTCTTGGATACAACGTTCCAATCTTACATCATCCAATGGTGGAATGGTGTATTCGGGAACATATTTGATACCATCTATGACAACATTCATATTAAAAATTCCCAAATCCCATTAGACGATCCTCAAACGACTTGGTAGATGTGTTATCCTTATGGTAATTGAAAATATCCGCAAGCGTCATTTCCTTATCGATTGTAATGTCAAGCTCACAATAATCAGCCAATCTCTGACCATCTTTGATGGAAAGTTCACCAAAACGGTATTCTAGGTAAAGCCTCCCCTTCCTCAAAAGGGCGGGATCAACCTTTTTCAAATCGCAATTAAATGTGCAAATTATACGCATTCCCATGCAGTCGCGGAGGAAACCATCGGTCATACCCAAAATGTTTTGTGTTCCTGAATTTCTATCAACGGATAATATCTCTTCAGCATCTTCAATCAGCAGGACGCATCCGCGATTGTCTAACATGAATGATATGAAGGATGGTTGGGAAATAACTGATACCATGGAAGGTGGGATGTAAATGACATCATCTTCACATTCAGTAATCAGATTTTTAATCAAATTTGATTTTCCGCTACCGGGAACCCCGTGAAAAAGTAACAAACTTTCAGGATGTTTATCCTTAACAAAGCTCATGATCTTATCTTTCGGGAAATCCTCACCGTAATATAAATCGTATCTATCATCTTTAATTTCAATATTCGCAAAATTTGTTTTTCTTTTCGTCAACCCATGCTGAGTTTGAGCAATCATATAAAAATTCTTCTCCGAAGCAGGTAAAAACCAAAATTCCCCATCCACAAATTCCTTCAAAAAGTCCTCGATCATCTTCCGATTCTTAATCAGCGGAGAAAAACTAATTGTAATTCCCCCGTTATTTGGTGTGAACGCATCTTCATCATCATCTTTATCAATCTTATCTTCCGGCATACCGAATGTTGCCCGAACCATAAGCGTCAGATCATCGCAGTAATAATATCCTGTGTTGTATTCGTTGATCTTGTATTGCTGTGCAACATCAAAATTCCATTTTCTCAGGAAATCATGGATTCTCTCAAGCTGCTGCTTGTCAAAAAGATAGTCATCTATTGCCAGAGACGCATAGGAGATGTTCCCATATTTCTGCTCAAATTCTTGGGGGTAGTCGGAAGAGCCAAGGAATTTACCCTGATGGGAAACCCAGAACACGTTTTCCAACGATTTGTCGATTATTGTTTTTATTTTACTCACACTATTATATTTTCGCGTTTCTACTTTATCTGAAATGAATATTCTAAATTTGCCATGTTTTACTATTTTTTTCACTAAAAATTGTATCAATTAAATCTATCCAGAAAGAACTTCGGCAACTTCTTCTTGTTCCTGTTTATAGCATCAAAAATGCTCCCGTCAAGAATATATGTTTCACAATAATCATCTTCCGAACGGACACCGCGCCCACAAGCTTGTACCAGTGTCTTCAACATCTGATTACCATACCAATCCTTGTCAAGCTTCATCAGCTTCTCCACCCGCACATCCTTGGTTGGTAGCCACGGTGCCTTCAGGATGATCTGGAACCGCGCCAGATCGCCTTTCAGGTCAACTCCGTAGGTCATGGATGGAGACACCAGAACAGTGGGTTCCTCGGATTCCTCATGCATTTCCAAAAGCTGCTCATTATTCACCCCCTTTTCCCTACACAGAAAACGATTTGTTTTAACATTATTCTGAATATATTCAGTCAGGAAATGTGTGTGGGTGTGAATGATCCCTTTCTCATCCTTATGATGTTCCAGAATTCCTTCAATCTGTTTCATCAGCGTTGGAAGCATGGTCTTTAAATTATTAAAATTCAGCTTTTGTTTCGCCATAATATGAATGGGGGATTTCTCAGGCTCAAAATCAGTTCCCACATGGATGTATTCATAATCCTTGATTCCCAGAGATTTGCAATACGCATCGGGATCAATAATCGTTGCCGACATAATAACCACCTTCTCCGCATGGGAGAACAGATGCTTGGAAAGCACATCAACTTTCAGGGGAATGAAACGGATGCCGTATTCCACTCGCTCAATGATATAATCACTGTCATAGAAAGATTCGGAAAGTAATCCAAGAGAATTAAAAAGATTTGTCAGTTTCGTGTATTCCTGTTTCTTCTTGTTGAACGTGATGATGTCTTTCTTGACGGTATTGGATGAGAACCATTCCTTGTAATCCGCGCAAGATGTTTCCACTTTCTCAATCAGGGAGTTCACCCATGAGAGAACCTTGGGCTTGTTCTTATCATCATTGGGAAACGGTGTCACCAACGTCTGCGTCTTCATCAGGAATGGAATGTCCACCTCACATGTGAATTGGCTCACCAATTGCTCTTCCAATTCCGATCCTTCGTCACACACCATCACCTGTCTTGTCTTGAGATGATTCGGCAAGGAGAAAAACATACTGTAATTCAGAGTGGAGAATTTAGCAGTCAGCATGTCATTACGGGAATTGTAATAAGGGCAGCGATTTGCTTTCCAACATTCATTCTTCTGGTTTGCCACGTAGATACAGGGAGCAACATCACCC